TGCATACTTGGTATTGCGTACACTTCTTTATATCTTTACTTTGACTATAGAGTACAAGTAAGACAGAAAGAATTTGAAAAGCGAGTAGATAATTTTAAGAAAAATCAAGATGAACAGAAATAGTAATAACAATACCTACACAAATGTTGTGAAGGATGAAACCAAAATTAAAGAAAACTTAGCAAGATTTCTGCATTCGTTGGGGTACTCTAAAGAGGGTATCGCAACGATGATGGAATTAAGTATAAGTAGAATTAACGAATATTTAAAGTAAGATGAAGAAAACTGATGAACTAATTAAGGAAGTAGCAAGAGAGGTAGTAATGTTGCTACTGGAAAAGAACAAAGCATATGGAGATACTGCCAATGATCCTCCAAAAATATTTTCAAAGCTTTCAGCAAAGGAAGGTATTCTTGCACGAATAGATGATAAGTTAAGTAGAATCAAGACAATGGGACTCAACGATAAAACTGAGGATACAATGTTAGATCTAATTGGCTACCTCATACTATATAGGGTACAATGCAGAAAGGAAGAAAATAAAAAAGTATAAACAAGTCTTGCTAAAGTTATATTAAAATTGTACATTAGCAGACTAATCAAATCAAATCAAATGAAGAAGGAAGTATTCAATAGATATGCTCAAGCAATAGCAGAGCAGTTTCATCTATCACTCGACCAAATGTTCGATAAAACACGAAGAAGAGATTGTGTAGATGCACGACAAATGCTTTACTATCTCTGCATGGAAAGACCAATTAGAATATCTTATATTCAAAGATTTATGGAGGACAATGGACACTCTGTCACACACTCCACAATCATTCACGGATACAAGAAAGCAAAGCAACTTATAGATAGTGATGCTGATTTTAAGGACTTGGTCAAAGAAATCAGCGATGTATAGCATAGAAGACATATATCAAGAAGCAGTAACCGACAGATCAACCATCAAAACTTATTCTGACAACAAAGAAACTTTGATTAAGTTAGGTGTAATGATTAGGAAGTTTCCCAATAAGATAGAATTAATAAACTGCCATAAAGGTGGTGATTACTTTTCCAGCGTTGAGGATCACGAGATGAAAATCTTTACTCAAAACGGATGGAAGAGAGGTGTTTTGATATTTTCAATGCACACATATAAGCGTAAGCTTAATATGATAGAATTTAGAATACAACAAGAGATGAACTCAAGAAAGAACGATAAGTTTATTAAAGGGCTTAAAGTTCAAAGAGAGAAGATATTGAATAAGTATTCTGATAGACAACAACAATTAACAAAATTAAATTAAAATGGAAAAAAACAATTTCAAAAAGTTATCTGCAATAGATATTAAAAATCTTGTAGAGAAGAAGGGAAAATTTAGCTATTTGTCTTGGGCAAGTGCTTGGAGTTTAATCAAGGAGCAACATCCTTCTGCTCAGCGTATTGTGTACGAAAGTGAGCATACTGGATTGAATTACTTTACAGATGGTAATTCAGCCTATGTAAAGGTAGGAATTATTATTGATGGATTAGAACACATTGATTACCTACCGATTATGGACTTTCGTAACAACTCAATTAAGATTGACAAGGTTACCTCAATGGATGTCAATACTGCAATTCAAAGGTCTACTGCCAAAGCTATAGCAATGCACGGATTAGGATTGTCATTATGGATAGGCGAGGATTTGAATAAGACTATCTCTCAGCCAACTGCTCCAGCAAAAGCAAAGCCAAAGGTTATTACAAGTATGGAGTTAAACATTGGAGATGATAACTGGGATAAAGTTATCAAATACATTGTAGATAATAAAGAACTTGGCTTACCTAAGATTGTTAAGAATCTTGAGGTTAAGTACAAGATCAAGGCGAATGTCAAGAAAGAACTTTCAAAACATATCTAATGGAAGATGTATTGAAAAAGTTAGAGAGTGACTCTAACTACTATGGAGATTTCGGTAAGCAGTGGCTATCTAATTCTGACATCATTACACTACTTAATGATCCTAAGAACTTTAGAAAGCAAAAGGAGATGACTAAGCCAATGTTACTTGGTAGGTATTTCCACACTGCTATACTCGAACCTCATAAGGTACATTCAGATGAGTTTAATTGTGTTGATGTAGCAAGTAGAAACACCAAGAAATACAAAGAAGTCGTTGATAGCTACAAGCTACCGATGATGATGCTTAGTAAGGAAAAGGTAGCTATGGATAAAGCAATAGCATCAATGAAAAACAATCTTGAATTTTATGATGCCATCTACGATGACTCTAATCAATATGAAGTTCCAGCAGTACAAGAGATTATGGGAGTTCAATGGAAGGGTAAGGCAGATATAGTTGCAGAAGACATTTTAATAGATCTTAAGACAACATCTAACATCAAGGAGTTCAAGTATTCAGCAAGAAAGTATAACTACGATAGCCAAGCTTATATCTATCAGCAGTTGTTTGATAAGCCATTAGTGTTTTATGTGGTTGATAAGACCACCCTACAATTAGGCGTGTATTATCCCTCAGATCAGTTCTTAAACAATGGAAAGGATAAGGTAGAGAGGGCAGTCGAAATTTATAATCAGTTCTTTATTGAGAACGCAATAGATAGTATAGATGATTACATTCATAGAGAAACTCTTTAAGAGAGAAGAAGAAAGTGCAGTGTGGTTGAAAGTTCCAACCAACCTTACTACACGAGCCGATGCATTAGATTGCTATGAGGCATTAACTGAAAAGTTGGAACAAATCTTATTAAATAAATAATTATGGCAGACAAAATTTATGTCGGAAATGGGAAGTCCAAGTTTGATGGACAACAAGTGGCAGTTAGCTTATGCTTAACTGATTTACCAAGCGAACATATCTTCGAGTACAATGGAAAGAAGTATATCAAGCTACTGGTACAAGAAAAGCGTGAAGCTGATGAGTATGGGAAAACTCACTATGTCGCAGTTGATACTTGGAAGCCTGAACCAAAGAAAGAAACGGCAGCAGCTCAAGAAGATGCAGACCTACCTTTCTAAATGGTTGAAGATAATGAAGAGGGACTTCGTGTCCCTTTTCTTTTCTTTTATGTCTGTTAATATGACAAAAAGAAATCTCCACTATATATTTATATATATATATATTATACTAACAATACTCTATTACTATATATTTATTTTATTTTTAACATTTTAACATAAAAAAATATAAATAACTAATATAGAGATAGTTAGGTAAAATTAAATTAACATTAAATCAACATCAATAAAATGGAAATTACAATATTCAAGGATATTAAGGATACATCTCAGCCTTTCTTTAGAAATATAGATGTAGTTCTTGATAGAATTAAGCAAGGTTCCTCCAAAGACTTGGTAAAGCAGATAAGAGAGGAGAAGGATAAATTAAAAAGAAATACACTTAAGCAATCACTACCAGCAATATGTTTTAGTGGTAAGTTCTCAAAGCGTAGTGACAATCACATTACTGAGCATAGTGGTTTTATATGCTTGGACTTTGATGGGTACAAGACTAAGAAGGATCTATTGGAGGAGAAGGAAAGGCTATCAAAAGACAAGTACATTTACTCAGTGTTTATTTCTCCAAGTGGCAAGGGGCTGAAGGCATTGGTTAAGATACCTACAGATAAAGATAATCACAAGAATTATTTTAATTCACTTGAATCTTACTTTGATAGCGAGTACTTTGATACTACATCAAAAAACATTTCAAGAGTTTGCTATGAGTCTTACGACCCTCTGATTCACATCAACGAGTTGTCAAATACTTGGGACACTTTAAGCGAAAAAGATTATGTGGAGGTTGTAAAGCATAGAGACATACCTACTATTCCAATTACAGATGAGAACAAGATAATAGATATACTTGTAAAGTGGTGGGAGAAAAAGTACGGTCTAAAAACTGGTGAGAGAAATCAAAATGTGTACATATTGGCGGCAGCCTTTAATGACTTTGGTGTAAACCAAACCCTCGCTGAGTATGTTATGTCTAACTACTCAAGTGAAGACTTTCCTGATAGCGAGATCAAAAGAACTATCGAGTCTGCTTACTCGCAGAAACAAAACTTTGGCACTAAGTACTACGAGGATGAGGAGAAGGTAAACCAAGTAAAGCAAAAGATTCGTAGAGGTTTATCTAAAAAAGAGATAAAGATTCAGCTTGAAGAAACAAACATAGATGTGGACAATGTTGATTATGTTCTTGATAGACTTGAGGAAGAGCAATCCAACTATAAATTTTGGACTAAGAGTGACAAAGGAGTCATCAAGATAGTTCACATATTATTCAAGCAATTCTTGGAGGACAATGGTTTCTACAAGTTTAATCCACAAGGAAGCAAGAACTATGTCTTCGTAAAGGTTACAAATAATCTTATTGACCACACCTCAGAGAAGGAGATAAAGGATTTTATATTGGAATACCTATTGCAAGAGGAGGATACAAGCATTTATAATTACTTTGCTGAGCACACAAGATATTTCAGAGAGGAATTTCTTACACTACTGGCATCTATTGATGTTTACTTTATTGAAGACTCTCAGAGCACTGCCTATCTATACTACAAGAATTGTGCCGTTAAGGTTACTAAAGATTCTATACTTCCTATAGACTACATTGATCTTGGTGGATATGTTTGGAAGGACCATGTAATAGACAGAACATTTACTATATGCGATGTAATTGATTGCGACTTTAAAACATTTGTTGAGAACATAGCAGGGAACCAAGAAAAAAGAATAAGGTCTATGTTTTCTACTATGGGATATATGTTACACGCATACAAGAATCTATCGTACTGCCCAGCAGTAATACTAAACGATGAGGTAATCTCAGAGACTGGAGATCCTGAAGGTGGAACTGGTAAGGGCTTGTTTATGAAGGGGTTATCTCAGATGAAGAAGTTAGTTGTCATTGATGGTAAAGCATTTAACTTTGAGAAATCGTTTGCTTATCAGTTGGTATCAGCCGATACTCAGTTGCTATGCTTTGATGATGTAAAGAAACACTTTGACTTTGAGAGATTGTTCTCTGTTGTTACAGAGGGGTTGACTCTTGAGAAGAAGAATAAAGATGCCATCAAGATACCATTTAGTAAATCACCTAAGATTGCTATCACTACGAACTACGCAATCAAGGGAAGTGGTAATTCATTTGTAAGAAGAAAGTGGGAATTAGAATTATCTCAGCACTACACCAAGGAGTTTACACCATTGGTAGAGTTTGGGAAACATTTCTTTGGAGAGTGGGATGAGAATGAGTGGTGTCAGTTTGATAACTTTATGATTTCTTGCCTTCAACTTTATTTAGATAGTGGATTGCTCAAGGCTAACCTTGTTAACCAAGCGCTGAAATCATTTATGAGTAGCACCTCTAATGACTTTGCAGAATGGTGTGGTGTGTTTGGAAATACAAACGAACTACTAAGACATAACGATGTGCTTCATGTCAATAAACTATACTTTGATTTTACAGAAGAGTATCCAGACTATGCTCCAAGATCAAAGTTTACTTGGTCAAGACAATACTTCTTCAAGTGCTTAGTGGAATATAGCAAATACAAGTATAAGTGTACACCAGTAAGTGGTAGAGATTCTGTTGGTAAATGGATTAAGTTTGTCAACAAGTCTCACTATAACAAGCAAACATCAATAGAGTTATGATAGAGTTTAGAGATTATCAAAAGGATATCATAGCAAGAGGTACGGAAATTATCCGTACGCATAGGTTCTTGTACTTAGCTATGGAGGTAAGGACTGGTAAAACCCTAACGAGTTTAGGGATATGCTCAGAACTAAAACCTAAGAAGGTTTTATTTATTACTAAGAAGAAAGCCATATCAAGTATTGAATCAGATTACAATCTGCTTAACCCAAACTTTAAATTAACTGTAATTAACTACGAGTCAATGCACAAGCTTGACAAGAAGGGATGGGATATAATTATAGCAGATGAGGCTCACGGTATGGGTGCTTTCCCTAAGCCAAGTGGTCGTGCGAAAAAGTTTAAGGATTTTGTTTTTCATTCTAACCCTTATATCATTTTGCTTAGCGGAACACCTACGCCTGAAGCCTACTCACAAATGTATCACCAAGTGTATTGTATACCTAACAATCCTTTTAGAAAGTTCAAGAACTTCTACCAGTTTGCTCATCAGTATGTGAGTGTTACTAAGATTAAAGTTGGAGGTATGTATGTTAATGATTACTCTCGTGGATCAGAAAAGATACTCGATGTGATGAAACCATACACCATAAGCTATAGTCAAAAGGACGCTGGGTTTGTTACTAAGACCACAGAGACCATCTTAGAGGTTGATATGGAGAAAGAGACCTATGAGATAATTAAGGTTCTTAAAAAGGATTTAGTTGTGGAAGGAGACAGCGAGGTTATACTTGCTGACACTTCTGTAAAGCTAATGACTAAGGTTCATCAGTTGTGCAGCGGCACTATCAAATTTGAGAGTGGCAACTCAATGGTGCTTGATACCAGTAAGGCTTGGTACATCAAGGAAAAGTTTGAAGGTAAGAAGATAGGAATATTCTATAAGTTCAAGGAAGAACTTAACGCTTTGAAAGAGGTGTTCGGTGATGACATATGCACTGACTTAGAGTAAGTTACTGGCAGTCAAGGGATAGGATGACAACTAAGGACAGATTAAAGAATGATGTATACTGGATATTCAGTAAGGGCGGTATTGAGAAAGATATATACAAGGCTGTCATCAAGAAGAAGGATTATACACTAAGACATTTCAAGAGAGATTTATTAACTTTGTAAATAACAATAATTATGGAAGAAAATATAATAGAAAGATTAAATTTAACAGAACAAGAAGTATTAAGTATAGTTAGTGATTGGTATCAGAATGGTGATTATCAAGATATACTACAAGATGAGGATGGTAGTGAATTATGCGAGATAGTTCAAGGTATTTATGACAATTTAAAAGAGGAGCAAGGAGAAGGCGGTAGCGTTGGAGTCTTGAAAATAAAACGATGACCGAACAACAAATACAATCCAAGAGGATAAAGCAATTGGAGAAGGATGGATACTATGTTCTTAAGCTAATCAAGACTAATAAGAATGGTATACCTGATTTGATTGCTATTCCTCCTGATTGTGGTGTTATATTCTCAGAAGTAAAAAGACCAAAGGGTAAACTATCTCCCCTACAAGAGTATAGATTAAAAGAATTAGATGAACATGGAGTCAAGACAGAAGTATATAGAGGCTAAATGGCTATGGAGATTGCAAAGCACATAGAACAGTGTTTTATTCCACAGCCTAAAGATTTTATAACCTCACATATGATGGGGGGTGTTATAATATACCAAGGTGATCCAGTTCCATTTGCAATAGAGGTCATACAACTGGAAGAGTCAGACTTTCTAATTCTATCAGACATTAAACTCATCGAGATGGATGAGTTGTTAGACTTAATTAACTTAAATTTATATATTAAACCAAATGATGAATCAACAAAAAGTAGTAGCGTTAAAGAACATAGTTAGTAGCGTTACAGGTGTGGATATATTCGACACCAGCAGAAAGAGGGAAGTAATACAAGCAAGAGCGATGTGCTATAAGATAATGAGGGACGAAATGTTTTTCAGTCTAAAGTTTATAGGAGATCAGTTCGGTAAAAATCACGCAACAGTCATGCATGGACTCAAAGAGTTTCCTTACATGTTAAAATTTGATAGCGTAATGGCCGAGCAATACGGTGAAGTACTCAGTATATGGATTGAAAACTCAGATGAGTATGTAGAGTTTGATCCTATAAAATTAAAAAATATCATAAAAGATTTGCAGGATTATCAACCGATGATTCACTCATCGCAAAGAAAGGAGACTCTGTTTACGCATTCAATGTACAATAATGGGAGACTGTAAATATAAATTCGAAGACATAGAGAAGATACAAGGTTATACTTCTTGGTCAGAAAAGAAAAAGATTGATACCTTTCTTCATATGGATTGTGTTATGTATGCAAACCTCGGATCAGACTCTACAAAAGGAGAGGTGGCTGAGGTCAAAAGAAAATCACGAACAATATATAAAGCTATCAAGGTGGTCAATCCAACTCTCGGAGAATCTTTATTACAAGCAATGGATAAGTAATGGCACGAGTTTGGGAGGAAGATACAGATACTATTAATCACATTAATTATGTATCTAACTCTATGCACGACCTTGCTGATGAACTCTATGAGGACCTTATGGAGAGGGATAATGAGAAGGCAATAGCTAAATCAAAAGAAGTAGTAGTCATACTTCAGGAACTAATACAATCTCTTACCGATGAAATCTGAAAATCTGGTGGTAATCTGGCCATCATAAACCAATGGCGTACAAAAGCAAAATAGACCAAGCTGCTGCATCTAAACGACACTACGAGAAGAACAAGCAGAAGATAAAAGAAAGGACTTTTTTGCGAAATGAAAAACAGAGAGACAAGAATAAAAGGTATGTTAATGAAATTAAATCCAAGTCAGAATGCATTGACTGTGGAGAGAATAACCCTTTAGTATTAGACTTTGACCATGTTAAGGGAGACAAGGTCATGGCGGTGTCTGATATGATAGGGAGTGCTTACTCACTGGCAGCTATACAAAGAGAGATAGAAAAATGTGAGGTCAGATGTTCCAACTGCCACAGAGTAGTGACACACGAGAGAAGAAAAATTAATCAACAACAAAAAAAAGAATGCAAAAACCAATCGCAATTGAGCTTAAATCTTTCGCAGAAAAAATAGCTGAAAGATATTCACGAACAGACAGAGAGGGCAACTCAAACAAGGAGTCCTTTGCAGTAGAGAGCGTTATACCAACATCAGATAACACGGCAGTAATAAACTTTAGAAAGAGTACTGGTAAGATAGGTGTAGCATTTTGCTACTACATCAATAGAGGTATGTCAAAGGGTTGGAAATATTTCTTTCCTACTGACTCACACCTCAACGGATTTCAAGCTTTTATATACTACAAGCTGGAGGCTGAGAAAGAAAACTACTCTAAGAACTTTTAAGAGAAACTAATTCTGCACATCTTTCGTACTCCTCAGTGATGATGAAGTACTCTATAAGGTGGTCACAACACTTGTCAATATCAATATCATTGTCCTCTGGGGATCAAACAATAGGTACAAGCTATGCTCCTCTTCTAAGATTTGCTCTTGTGTTTTCTTTCCAGTCAACACCATATAGGTATCATCGAACAATTTATCTTCGTCTATATCCATAGTTAAAATTCTTCCATTAGTATTTTATTTCTTTGTTATAATTAACGACACCCTTATTAGACCTCTTGGAAGGGGTTGGCTTTTTATTTCTTAAGTCTTTATAAAGTTTTTGCATAACCACTTTTCTTATGTCTTTATACAATGGTATCAATCCTAAGTGACCAAAAACTTCTAAAGGTATTCTTTGGTTTATCTCATCGAGCTGTCTCTTACGAGCTGCTGGAGTTTTTTTAACTGGCTCTGTAGCTTTTTTAACTATCAAGTCTGCTGTTTTTAAAGCTGGACCAAACGAACCTGAAAGTCTAAGAAGAATATCTCCAATAGCAGTACCTCTAAAGTCTTCCTTAGATTTCTTAGGAACTATAGTGTATTGAATACTATCTTTATAGGGATCGTATTCTCCCTCTCTTAAGAAGTCTAAATACTCTTCATTAAACACCTCAACTCCTTGATTTATTATTGACTTAACGGCATTACCAAAGTCCCTTCCCA